AATTATGCATATGATAATCTTCCTAAAAACAAAGCTTATAAAGACATTGTTTGTAAAGGGATTCAATTAATTACCCATATCTTTAAATATAATATGATTCAAACTCAAAATGTAATTTTGACTATTGAGATTTGTCAAAAAAATTTTATTTATTACATAGAATTCATATCACAAATTTCAGAGAGTGATAATCAATTATCACTTACGTCGAACGATGCTGTGTTTTTTGTATTAAAAAAATCCATTTTTAACATTCAATCTGATAAGGCTCACTGTGATAGTTTCCAATGTTTATATCCAATTATTAATGAGCTTATTGCATTTCACAATACATTAATATATTATTATATTGACTCAGTTGATATACATTTACCGAACCATTTTTTCATTTTTAATGAAAATATATATTTAATTACCGAATGTATGTTGAAAATTGAAACTATGAATAATGTCAAAAATTTACTTTCTTATGCAATGATTAATAAAATTAAAAAATGCGAGTTTATAGATTTATCAAAAAATTTGATACGTTATATTACATATATATCAGATACTCATCCAAATCATCGTGAAATTTACAATTCTATTCTGTAATATTAAACACTATTTGCCTTTTCACTTTTTTAACATGTTTAATTTTCGTTTTCTTTTCTAAATTTGGTATCTCTATCTCTGCATAATAGTCATGTAAAAGCTCTTTAATATACTTATATATATTTCGCAATACATTTTCACTACATTTTCCTACAATTAGAATACTCCCAGTCCGAAATATCATAAATGATATGCTTTTCGTATTTTCACTTGATTTTACACCTGAATAATTACTACAATCAGGGTTATAATAAAATTTACACCTTACTCCTGGATATGTACACGAATCATATATTATGTTTAGATTTCGGTCATATTTCAAAATTTGAGATAATTTATATCGGTCTAGATAATAATTACAATCGAAGTTTGAATTGATTAGTATGCTTTCAACACCATCGAAATTTTTTAGCACATCTTCTCTGTATTTAATTTCAGGGTCGATTGATTCATTTAATATTTCAAGTAGTTTCTTTTTAACAATCAAGAATATTGATTCCTTTTGAATTCCCGGCATTTCAATTTTCCCTGTATTGAAAATTTTTATATGAAACTCTTTATATACTCCTTCATATAAAACTCGCAGTATTATTACAAAGCAATTGTAAAACGCACCTTTCTTTTTACTACGATTTGTTAACAGGTCTTTTTTTGATAACCCTATCGAAATCTTTCGAACATCTTTATATTTCTTTACACCAATGTCTGCTTTCATTTTTGAAAGAATTTGCTGGTCGACATAATTATCGGCATACCTTTCGATATTTTTCTGGATATCATCATATTCTTCTGGCGTATTTGAAATAAATTTCATTTGTTTTTTGATAAAACCACATTGCAATGCATCATAATCGGTTATTGGCAGTAGCCAAAATATTGAATATAAATCTAATGCTTTATTTAAAAACGCAATTTCCGTTTTTGTCGAAATATACAAGTCCGATGCTTTTGGTGCATTTTTCATTGGTTCGTCAACTGTGCATTTTCGTGCGGACTGTTGTGAGTCACTACATTCGCCGTCGTTAAGATAGTCTAGCCAATCTGTGTCAAGTGACATGTACTTATATTTATTTATGTATATTTTTATATCAATTTATATTTACATATAAAGCGAGCATAATCGATTTAACATAATAGTTGCATACCGATTATGCATTATCAGCATGCAAAAATTAATTAGTTTGACATCGTCTGTATTTTCATGGTATACTCTATAATTAAGATATCCTTTAATTATAGTTTCCACATCACATTGATAATGAATCGATAATATATTTATTTCACTTATCTTTGTTGGCATATTCATTTTTTTATTTTTTATAATGGTATCAATTGTTCTATATAAATCATTGGAGATTATTTTTACTGTTTTTATTTTTTCTTGGTTCACTTGAATATAATTTATCATACTTCGAATATCATTATTGTATATATTTATTATATGCATTAATCTGTCAGCGTCTAAATCCATATCTTCATTATGTATAATTATATTTAAAAATTCGAAGACCTTGTCTTTCGGTAATATATTAAAACGCATGTGTATAAATTCATTCTGCAACGACATGTCTATTTTTGATATAAAATTGCATATAAGACAAAAACGCACATTTGGGTTATCTTGCTCTATTAATATATGTAGTGCATGTTGTGCACTCTTTGTCATATAATCTGCCTCGTCTAATATTATAAATTTCAACCCTTTATTAAATAGTGGCTTACTCGTCACAAAACTATTTATTTGACTTCTTATAATATCTATTCCTCTATCATCTGATGCATTTAAATGTATCATCATTTTACTATCTACTACACCTCCCGTTTTCTTCTGATATTCTTTTATAACGTTAATTATGGTTGTTGTCTTTCCTGTACCCGGTTGACCATATAACAACAAATTTGGGAACGTCTCGAATTTTACGATATTTGTTAATATTTCGCGATTTATATCATCTAATACGACTTTGTCAAAATGGTCTGGTCTGTATTTTTCTACCCATGGTAAATGTTTCTGCATAATTATTAAATTGATTTAAACTTATATTTTATTTATTATATATATTTATGTATCTTAAACTTGCATTTGGTCCTATGTTTTCCGGCAAAACGTCTTGGCTTATTAACGAGCATAAAAACACACACTCTCCAGACGATACAATATTTATTAATCATTCATTTGAATTCAATCGCAATCCTATTGAATATTGTATTTCCCATGATAATATTCAATGTGCAACAAAATCGTTTTTCTGTACTACATTATCGCAGTTTGACACGCATGCGATTATATCTAAAAATATTAAAAATATCTTTATCAACGAAGGACAATTCTTTAATGATTTAGATACATGGCTAACTTCTATCCAATGTGTTGATATTAATGTTTGGGTTTCTGGTCTTGATTATGACTATAAACAAAACCCTTTTGGAAAAATACTAGCATGTATTCCTCTTAGTGACGAGTTTAATAGGCTTTATAGTAAATGTATTGATTGTAGTGGTAATGCACAATACACAAAACGTATTTATAACAATAATTGTACTAGCAGTAATAATCAAATTCTGATTGGAAACAATGACGTCTATGCGCCTGTCTGTCGGTTATGTTATTTTAAAAACAACTTAAATTAATAATTGAATGAATAGCTATAATGGACTCGCCTATTAATCCTCCTAAAAAACGAGGACGTAAACCAAAATTGGCATCAGGTGACGCCGTGGAGGTTATTAAGCCACCTCCCAAAAAACGCGGTAGAAAACCAAAGGGTGGTCAAATTGTCACGAATAATACAATTATTCATGTCCCTGATAAAACAATTGTCAATAATATAATTGTACACCTTAAGTGTCATGTGATTGACCTTGAAAATCACCAATTTTTAAATACAAATGATTATATGCCTAATATTGAATCAGTTGAATCGTATGATGACTTTTTAAATACTGAATCTTCTCAGCCATGTGAACTTTTAGATACTACCATAATTGAAGAGAAACAAATCACTCCCGAATCACATCCCATATCATCTTTGCGATTGCATCTGGCCAATCAAATTACAAAACTACAACACGACCTTAATATTTCTAATTATACAAAACCAGCCGCTTGTTTTTGGTGCACAGAGCCCTTCAAAAATAGTCCTATATTTATTCCTTCTCGGAAATCTAACACTAATGGTAAATATTCCGTTTATGGTAACTTTTGTACGCCTGAATGTGCATGTGCTTTTTTAATGAAAGAGCATATAGGTGATACTGAAAAATTTGAACGGTATCATCTGTTAAATTATATTTATGGTGGAATTTTTAATTATGGCCATAACTTTAAACCTGCGCCTGACCCACATTTTACATTGAAAAAATTCATGGGCAATTTGTCAATTGAAGATTATAGAGATTTGTGCAACTATGATAAATGTATTCTAATTGTTAATAAACCAATGATAAGGGTTTTACCACAATTATTTGACGACAATTCAAGTTATCAAATTAATCAAAAAAATAATAAAATTAATAGTTACAATTTGACGAAATCTAACACAAAGTCTGACTTTTTTACTATTAATTAGGATATATATTATTTCCTGCCTCATCCATCTTTAACCTGAGTTGTCTATATATTTCTTGATTCACTGATGAGCACGTCTTTGTTACTTTGGGTTCTATACCAATTTGTTTACGAATCACTTTCATATAATCCCACTCATTTTCACTTAATTTTTTATGAGCTGTTTCATAATTTAAATCTGTTTGTCGTACCACTAATTCTATTAATTTAGTTAGTATTTCAACTTGCCTATCTGTTTGTGTTGCTGTTTCATGTGCTACTGTTTCATGTGCTACTGTTTCATGTACTACTGTTTCATGTGCTACTGTTTCATATGCTGTCTGCTTGTCTGCCATATCCATTTTATATATAATTGTATATATATAATTTTAATACTATATTTATATATATATGAGCGACGGAGCCATTTCCACTATTTGTGCACCAGCACTTGTTTATCTATCCTTCTCTCTTGTACAAATAATTATTGACGTCTATAAACTACAATTCTATACGGCGTTCTTTAAATTCTGGACCATGTTAATAATTACAATGCTTCTTAATATCTTATGTGAACGAGGATTGGGTGCCGTATCATGGTTTTTTGTTTTTATTCCGATTATTACTATGACAGTTATGTTAGTTATTTTAATTTATTTCCTAGGCTTTAATCCTGGACAAATTAATAAAAAATTTAATGTAAAGGCTCCTGTAATTAAACCCCACCAACAAAATATTGCACAGTCTTATAACATTAATGATATTATTCGCCGCGAAATTGCACTTCAAAAAAAAATAGAAACTGATAATGATGTTCCTACTCCAAATGTTCCTACTCCAAATGTTCCTACTCCAAATGTTGATACTGCAAATGTTCCTACTCCAAATGTTGATACTCCAAATGTTGATACTCCAAATGTTGAAGAAATTATTAAAATTAATGAATCATTTACAGATAATAATAAACAATCAAATTTCTTACCAGCTGATTTTATATAAGAATTTAAGCTTAAAACAATGTGTTATTATTAGTATAAATGCATAAATGTCGCGGCGAATGTTTATTTAATTTATGTAAAGTGTATACTTATTTAGAACAAATATATAAAAAACATTTCTCGCAGTATATCCATTATTATAGCACTCATGATTTAGATATTTCTAAACCATTCTATGATTTTCATGGGTCAGAATTCTTTATTCATAAATTAGTTTTGAATAATAATGCAGTGCTCACTACTATGAATGAGTCTTCTACATTTCAGTCCTGCAATTTCAAATTTTTAAATGTTACTATTCATTTTAACGATGAAGAATATACAATTGAACTCAATACACCATGTTGGAATTTTTATTGTGTTAATAATCGCATTGATGTTAAATTTCTGTATTGGTATATGAAGAATGTTTTATATGTTGATAATTTTGACGATTCTTATGTGTGCTGTATAATAGATAATAATTATCAGTTTATAGAATTCGATAAAGATTCATATGTTGAACTTGGTGAAGATTCGTATGAAGTAATATATAATAAATATTAATTAAACGTTAACCTCATTTAATTAATATGGCTGATATTTTGGAATCAAAATGGAGTATTTGGTATCACTTACCAAATGACACTAATTGGTCTATTAACAGTTATACTAATTTATTTGATTATAATACTGTTCAAAAATGTGTCGGATTGAATTCACTTATATGTGATAAGTTGCTACTCTCCTGCATGTTTTTCATCATGAAAGATGATATCGCACCCGTATGGGAAGCGCCTGAAAATATGAACGGGGGGTGCTTTTCATTTAAGATTCAAAATATTCATGTTCCTGGTATATGGAAATCTCTTGTATACAGTATCGCTGGTAATACATTATTCACAAACGATGATGCAATGAACTCTGTCAATGGGATTACTATTTCTCCAAAAAAATTCTTTTGTATTATTAAAGTTTGGATGAACACTGATAAATTTTGTGATACTGCATTATTTGATAATAATATTATTAAATTCACAGAATGTTGCATTTTCAAAAAACATACTTAACTATGACGTTGGTAGCGGTGCCAAACATAACTGTATATCACCAAGTGACGCAACATTGTATTTTACTATCAACGGTAAATCATTTGCTAGATATATCTCTATCTGATTACATAGATTTGTACATTTAATAAAACATCCCAAATTTTTCAGTGAAAACTCTCCTTGAATAACTGCACTTGCGTCGTCTTGTTGTGTAAATTTCATTGAATTTTCTGTCTCTGCTCGACGTGTTTCTGAAGACGCAAATTGACCTATACATTTGAAAATCATCTCATTTGCAACTGATTTAATCTCGATTTTCTCTGATATTCCTAACATATCACGAACTATCTTTTGAAAATCACCAGATGGCATGTTTATAATTGACGAATATTTCACATCTGGAATCTTCAATTCTTCTGATTCCGGCTCTATCAACCGAAGACTGTGCGTTTTACATTGCTTAATATCACCATTTTCAAACTTCAACCCCAATTCTGATACTACACCATCATTATAACTATTGTTTTCTATATATATTGTTAGTGTATCTGTGTTTTCTATTGAATTAATTAGTTTAAACAAGTGCAACATATTGACACCAATCACAATCTTGTCCTTCTTGCACTCGAACTCTTCAAAATTTTCTGCGTTCAAAAATAAATGAACTAATATTGTGTGCGATTTATCCATATTAATTATCTTTATACCATTTTTTCCAAAAATTATATTAGTCTCTTGCAATATATCTTTTAACGCCGTCATTAAAGTTCTAAATGGTGCAATCTGGACAGTTCGTATCGTTAATACATTCCCCGGATTATCACCGATTGTCATTATATGTATTCATACTCTTTTCTTTAAATCAAAAATATTTTAACGCATTTATATATTTGACAATCTACCATAAATATCGATGACTCAATATTTTTGCATTATATTGCCCTTTCGATTTTCTCATCTCTTTTGCTATCGCTCGTCTTCGATTCTTTTCCCCCGAATGTCGAGAATAGTAATTTTGTTGTCTACGTATATTTCCATGATTTTTTCGCGTGTATAACCCTAGTTTTGTTCGGTCTTTAAATTGTTCATAATTCTGGTCTCCGAAGTGTATCGCCCTCGTTTTTGCATGACGTTCATTCTTCTTTTTCACGGTCGCTGTGTATTTTTTTGGAAATTTACCACGTTTTATATTTACTATTTCTTCTTTCATATATAGTAAATACTAAGATTTAGTTAAATTTTTGTGCATTCTTTTAATTCTTTATGGTCTACTTTACTTGCTGGGCCACCTATTAATGCACTCGCTAAACGCGCTATCCCCCATGACTGCGGTGTTTGATTCGGTCTTGACCCGGATGAATAATATGCACCTTCGCCCTTGCGTATTATCTTTCTCAGCGTATTTCGTCGACAACCTGTCTTTTTTGATAGTTCTTTTGTTGCCCCTATTCTATCTACACCAAACTTCTTCTTCGCAGTTTCTACATACTTGGATGGCTTACTTTTGAACCCCGCAATTTTTGGTCTTAAATAATATTTACCTTTTGTATAATTTTTTTGACTTTTTTCCAATGCCCGCTTCTGTTTCACTCGTTCGCGTTTTCTCAGGGAGATTGGTAGGTATTTTGGGTTCATTATATATTATAGTAATGTTTTCGTTATACATTCATATATCGTTCTTCTTCCATTCGAAATAACCCATCGACCTTTTGTTATATCTGCTAAATAAATGTGATACCCTATATCGTCCTTATTTGGGATGTCGCTTAATTTCTTGGACGTTTTGAACCAATGGGGTTTTCCATTTATTATTCCCTTCTTTATGTAACTACCATTTATCATTTGATATTTGCTATCCATTATTATCAATCTCTCACCATCACCTAAAAAATCACAATTGCATTCACTTAACTCTGTCCCTATTAAACTAAATTTAACACGCCTACGATTTGCATTGTTTTTTTCAAAATTATCGATTATTTCCATATAATGTAAATAACAAGTCATTTATTCCTAATTATCATTTTATTTCTAAATGATTGTTTAACGTGTTGCGTTTTTTTTCTTCGTTGAGACATTTCTCCTCTTCTTTGGCGATTTTCTCTTTGGCGACCCTTTACTCTTTGCCTTTCCCAATGGCATCTTAACTGCACCAAATTTCCCTTTTTTGGCAGTCCAACCTGCCTTTGCTAAATGGCGCTGTTTCTTGGCAGTTGCCTGAACTTTTTTCGATACTATGCGACCATTCTTGTTTTTAACTAAATCTCCTTTTGTTAATCCACCAGATGTTTTGTATGCAGTTCCATGATGAACCTGCGCTCTCGAACCAATTAATATATCATATACATTTGAACCTATGTGATATTTCCCATCTTCTGATTTCTTCTGTCTTTTTGTCATTTATAATATATATTTAGATTTTTATTTATTAGAAATTGCCTAGATTATTTGATGAACGCATATTTTGATTTATAAATTCTCGCTTTGGCATCACTATAGTTTGCCGAGTTTTTCTATAATTGTGCATATTTGTAGCCAATTGACTCCCTAATGCTACAGCGGTTATCTTTGGATTATTTCCACCACTTTGCTCTATTGTTGAATCTGTATAATCTACTGGTCGACAATTACATATCTCATATATCGTTGGTTCATCATCTATTACTGGTGGTTCATCATCTGGTGCAGGACTTACTATAAATGCTACATGACCTTCTTGTGATTTCGTTGCATTAGCTGCGGTTGTTTTTACTCTAAAAAATATATAATCAATACCTAAAAAATGGGAGTCTGGTTCATATGTTATTGAAAAAGTTGGACTATTAAAATTTGTTACCTTTTTTCCATTAAATGGTCCAATCACGTCAATCACTTCCAAATTACTAAATGCATCATCTATTAAAAACATATCTGCTTCTACTAAATCAATTACGATTGATTCATTTTTATAGATATTAAAAGTTCTATTGAATATCTCAGGTCTATCATATTGATTTATTATATTTATAGTTATTCTATTATTCCATTCTGTGTATTCTTTACCATCATAAACAATTTTATAGTATAAAGTATCCGTAATCATGTCATCTGAAAAAGCCGTATCTCCTCCTAAAGTCTGTTTATCTGGTATAAACGTACACTCTCGCTTATCTCCTGTATTTACAATACTTCCTAGTTGTGACTCTCCTATTATAATAAATGATAAGTCGGTATCACTAATCGGAAGTGTTGAATAATTTGCTCTATATGGCAATTCAAACACTATCGTGGTACTATCTGTTGTCAGTATAGTTATGTTATTTGTTTGTATTGGATGTTTGGCAGATATTGTTGCTCTTATTGCATAATTCTCAGCAATTTTAGCTGTCTCGGGCAAAATTTTGCCTTGGGTATCGGTTTTTTCCGGTACATTGGCACCCATGGGATAGGTGGTTGATGTAATCGGTAAAATGTATCGCGTCGTTCCATCTGATGTGGAAAAATCATTTGGTGATATTGTCGCTAGAACATGTCTATTGTTTGTGGTATGAATTCCGATTTGTCCTTTGATTTGCTCGTTGGTAAGTCTGCTTATACGTGAAGATTTATCTTTATCTATTAATCCATATGATATATCACCATCGGGTTCGAAATCTACACGATTTCTTACCGGATTTAATACAGTTTTTGTTTCTTCTGAAAAATAATGACTTGGAATATATGTATATGATTTTGTCCCTTGATTTGGTACCATCAATGCCATTGACAAATCTGTTATCCGACTATGTGACTTATTATATGCTGTGTGGTCTTGCTGGTTTCTTGTAACAATATACCCCGTCATTATTTCATCTGTGACTAATGTATTAAAGCTCGTCTCTATAATATATCGCTCATTACCAACATACCACTGTGATGCAATAGTTGTGTCTATCGTTCCGGTTAAAGGATAATGAAAAAAAAATTCTTTATTAAGAACATACTCTTCGTGGGTTTGAGGGGTCGGTCTAACGCGTAATTGATAGTCGTAATCAGGGTGTTCGTGTATTTCTACTAAACTACTTGATATGTCATATCCATTTATGTATTTAATAGGCTTGTTTTCTATACCGAAATATATCTCTGTTGGTTCTGCTATATTACTCCGCGCCGGCAGTGGATAAGATTGGGTACGTTCTATAATTTTCGAAGTTGATCCGACCGGTGGTTCTATTTGTTCTTCGTCGAGTGCCAGAAAATCATTACTGATTACATTAATATCTAAAATAAATACGTTTGTATTATTACTCATTGATGAAATTATCGCTGAATTTGGTTTGGGTTTCAACTCAATCGGTATATATAAATGTTCTGCTATATCTGCATTAATTATTATATAACCTGATGCATCATAATTCTGTTGGAGACCGAAAATCATTCGATATGGGTCTCCTCCCACTGGAACATTCTCTCTATAAACTTGTGTTACTGGGTCAAATAATAAATAGTTTGTGGATATATCTTGTGTTGTATCTGGATATGACGACGGCTCTTTGAACTTGAATACTAAGTATCTTTCGTCGCGTTCTATATTCGGATATGCCCCCGTATTCGCATTTGATGTATCATAATATCCATAATAATTGCCTTTAAATAAATAGCTATTCGGTAAGTCGTTTAATCCTAAATTTGATATATTCATAAACGGTGATTTTAGATGGGCGTTGTACTTTACGTGCTCTTGCATTTCTATCGAACATTTCATAAGGTCTATACCATCAAAATCATACTGTCCTGCACTCATATCCGCTCGCGCAAAACCTGTATTTAAGTCAGAAATCACTGCGGATGCATCGCAAAAACTAAAATCAGAAAATGACGTATCTGTAAGAACATCATAGAAATATTTGATATTTAATTCAAGTGGGTCTATTGTACTGGTGCCTTCCTTATCATCGCATTTATAGAATAAATAAGGGAATTTATAATCAAAACTGGCGCGACTAATGTCAATGTCATAATGATTTTTTAAACGGTCATCACTTATATCATATATATCGCCAAACTCTGCTATTTCTTGTAAATCACTAGATATATCATATTTTTGAACTCTTGACCAATCGTGTCCATAATATAATTCATCATATATGTTTTTACTGTCTCTTATAGATTCTCTCTGTGTGGGCTTTAGTGAAGGATTTAATGATGTATCGTAACGTGTAGTTAAACTATAACCAGAAATGTCAAGCAATGGTCGCAATCCGCCACGTACCGGTGGATTTTCTGTTATTATAGTGCCCAAACTGGTTGATTTGATTTCTGCAAATGAGATACGAGTTTTTGTGGGATATGTTTTTTTGCTGCTATATTGATTTATTATATCTAACCAATAAACATCGATATCGGTTACAGCCATGTCGGAAGGTGTTCCGGCTGCTACAGTTAATGATGATATATCATATATATCAGAAAATCCAAATGTATATGACAAATCACTCGCGGGTGTCTGTTGGATATAAACAACACCTCTTGATATATCGAAAACAGTCCAATTTATTCCTGGATTATTACTTACATCTTCGGTTAATTTATCTATCACTTGATTCTGCGTTACATCCCATTCATATGTATTCGATTTATCTAATAATTCACTATTTTTTACTTTACCACCACTCGCACATATCCAATCAACATGAACAATCTCTCCATTGTTATATGATATATCCCAATGTTTAAATTCATCATTAAATATCAGAGATATATCTGTATTGCGTGGTATTTTACTCTTATAAAATACATTACTTGAATGGCTGCTTCCTGTGGTGATTTGTGGTATATTTATAGTCACGCCTCCACCACTGTCGGTATTTAATGTTGCTGATGTGGTCGACATTTCGCTTGTAAATGGAAAATAAATATGTTCGTCTATATTATTTGATACATCATAAACCGCAGCCACAGGAGTTATTTCCGTATCTGAAGTATTGCTTGCGCGTTTTACCCGATTTGTATGTATTTCTCTGTCATATAACATTCCTACATGAAACAAATCTATTGCTAAATCAGTATTTGCCAATGTATCATAATGCAGATTATATTCTTCATTTCCTATTGTATTTATATGGTCACTGATGTCGTTTAATACAACTGATGATTGGTCTTTTTGTGTTTTTCCATTATAAAATACATTATACGGTTTTGAAATTGGTCTTGTGTATTTTGCATATTCATTCAATAACCGATTACTCATATAAAATGATAATATAAATAATAACAATGCTAAACGAGAATTATGTATTAGAAAATAAAATTGGTTCTGGTGCGTTTGGTTCGGTTTATAAAGCACATCACCGGATTACTGGTGAACAGTATGCTATTAAAATTGGCGAAACCGCCCAAATTGATTACGAAGCTGGGGTAATGAAACTATTAAATGGTCATAATAATATCCCCCGATTGAAATGGTGTGGGTTAATACAATCTCGGAAATCAATCGTCACTGATTTATATTCTCTCTCTCTTGGAGAGATAACTCGCGATAAAATAGATATTACAAGTTGTATGAAACAAATGATATCAGTTATTGAGTACATACATAGTAAAGGGTTTGTACACCGCGATATCAAACCAGATAATTTTATGATTAAAGGAACGTCAATAGAGAGAATATATCTTATTGATTATGGAATGGCTAAGCGTTTTATTAAATATGATACACCCCGCGCTTTGGTTGGGTCACAGATGTTTGCGAGTATTAATGCTCATAAGGGATTGCCATATGGTAGGCGTGACGATTTGGAATCAATTGCATACACATTGCTATTTTTATTATGTAAACGCCTCCCATGGGCAGATTTGAAGTGTATAACTACCAATGACCTTACTGAAAAACTGATTATTGCGAAAAATAATATATCAAAAATTGAAGGAAAACATAGTGATTTAATAAGAATTATTAATCTTCATAAATACACATGTGGTCTGGGTATGCGTGAATCTCCATCATATCGTTATATTAATTGTAAATTGATTTAAAGACCTGCCATATATTTTAGTATAATGAGTGAGATTGTAGGTGAAACTGTTGGACGTGTTAAGTGGTTTAATGGTCGCAAAGGTTTTGGCTTTGTTACGTCCATTGGCACTGAAAATCCTACTGATGTATTTGTACATCACAGTGTTGTTCGTGTTGCAGACGAACAATACAAATATCTAGTTGAGGGGGAATATGTTTCCTTTAATATCACCACACCAAAAGATGTAGAAGCACAACAGCACAAACACCAGGCTACTGATGTAACCGGAGTATTTGGTGGAAAACTAATGTGTGAAACGCGCAATGCCAGCCGAGACACCCATTCTAATGGATGGCAGCATACTGGACGAGCCGACCCGGACAGTCATCGCAGTGACTGTCGTCACGACAGTCACCGTAGCGAGAGTCATCGTGGTGACAATCGTCGATATTAATTTAAATTATATAATATATTAATTTATATATTATATATTATATATATGCCCGGTAAAAAAACCATACTGATTCTGAACTTTTAAAGCGAAGTATAAAACGCTAGGAAAATTTGCTGAAAACAAATATCGCAGGCATTACTCGCTGCTGCACCGAAAGTGTCACTAACAAGTATATCATTTTTTTCCCCCATCCAACACTATTGGCATCGTGATTTCATTGTTGCGCCTTTTCTCTCGCTTAGTTGGGACAAAATCAAAATAACCTTTGCGGCGATTTGTCCTGAAATATATTGCCTTCTCATTTGCATTGATATACCGCCTTAGAAATGAAATTTGCTTGCGAATACCTGCATCATCCCCATCACATATATCGAGTATGACTTCTAGACGACGTACGTCTCTCTTCTCTCCCCGCAACCACCACTTCCCCCGTTGAAATAGACTGTTCTCAATAGTTGTGATACCTGCAGTCAGTCCACCACAGTCCGCACACACACATGCTATGTAACGCTCAATAGCCAGCTGCACTGCGCCTTTCTCTGCTATGCATGTTTCGTATTGCTCAATCATTGTATGTGCCATATTGTGTATACTATGATAACCAATAGAATTAAGTCAATTTGTTCATCACCACACCGGTATGTGATAATTCACCTATTTTTGTCGACAATTCATACTTTGTGAGTTTTGTTTCTTTTCGGTTTTGTTTTCTTGACAAAATCGTGAACAAAATTTTCCAAGACTTTATCGTCCAGTTTGCTATATAATACTTGGTTTTCAAAATGGGTTGAACCTGCAAACATTTCACCCAATAGACGAATAAAGACAGGGAAATTCTTAATGTGTCTCTCATGAATTTTCGAATTTAATAATCGCGTGCCAACATCTATTATATTTGGATATATAACATATGCAGGTATTTGTAGATAATTTACACGCTTGTCGCTTTTAATATAATGCGATTGGTCATCTATAAAATACACATGTCGCAAATCAGTTATCTCTAAACATTTCTGCAAATCACCATATGTTTTATTATCGGACGTTCGTCTTTTATCTGACTTCCAAGACCGTATCACATCATCAAACAATACTCCGCGAATTTTCTCTTCTATATATTGTTTTATGTAATCAATCCAATAATTACCGCCCATATTATTCGTATAAATCACTACCTTATAATCATTTCTTCTTTTAAATTTTTTTAAATATCTCAGATATTTAAACAATTTCGGTCGGAGATATTCAGGAAACATGTCCAATAACTCTCGGAAATCTTCATATGTTAATTGTTTATTTGTTGTATACTCAATTGCGCTAAATATATCTGAAAATGTTGCAAAGCTGCCCAATGTTTCATCAACATCCCATACTATTATATCGTGGGTTCTGGTTTTCATAAATATAGTATAAGTCTATTTTTTATTTACATAATCAACTACTGATATAATTACCCTTTCTTGGTCGGTAATCTTCTGAAATACTATATTTTCACCTGTCTTTATCTGCATATGTTTCCCAAATATTGTTTTACATACTATGTGTACATCATTTGATACTATCTTTATATCTGATATAAATCCTCCCATTTCTAATTTTAACTCTTTCTTTTGTAGTTTTTTTAGGCTGTACCATCTGATAAACATACCATACTTAAAATCATTTAGGTCACTAATGTATCTGTAAAATGCTAGACTTTTGTGAGCTGACTCTCTTTCTTTACTACCTAAACCCATCTCATCAAATATCTTATTTTTATGCTCTGTTATTTTCCCACTTGTTAAATATTCTACATTACTATCATTCGTCTCATCTATCGCATTTTCAAATACCTTTTTCAAATCTTCTACATCAACCATATATAAATTATGGTGTTATATTTATTATTTTATTTAAATATAATTGCAACAAAAACAATAATAAATATGTTCGAGTATTAAAGTAGTGATTTGTCAGTAAGGTGCAAAACCCGGAAAACGACTTGCACATTTCGACAAACGACTTGCACATTACCTTTTTCAATCACATTTTTGGGCGTACGCGACCAGTTTTTGTTACTGAGTCAGTAAGGTGTCAAAGATCACCCCTTTTTAGAAAGTTTTTTTTATTTTCGGTTTTTTGAAATCAATGATCTCAAAAATACTNAANNTTAAACTTTTTTCAAAAAAAAAAACCCAAATAAGTTGCACTTTGACACATTACCCCATCGATGTAGGGAGGTTTTTTAGAAACCTTAAAAATCATGTAGGCAAAGGTTGTAGGAGGTTTTTTTGTCATTTTACATTTGCAATTTTGGTCATTTTTTGAAATTTTTGCTCAAAA